GCTCTGGCTAGAAAATCGGCATTGAATGCACACCGACCGAGGTAATCCGACGCAATGAGGCCGACCCCACCACGCAAACCGACGAAAGCGCCCGCCCCGGCGCCCGCTTCGCCCGTGGCGGTGGTCGACCTCGCGTCCGAGACCGACGAGGCGTACCTGCTGCGCCAGCTCGGCGAGATCGCGTCAGACCTCGTCGAGCTCCGGCGGCGCCTGCGCAACGGGGACCCGGTGACCACCGCGATCACCGCGATGCGCCGGCAGGAGATCGAGGCGCGGACACGTCTCGCTGCCGTCCGCGCGACGAAGGGCGACCGCTTCTCGCCTGCCGAGCGCATGGCCCGCGCACGCCACCTCTCCCGCGCCGCGCCAGACGCGCTGCTGGAGGTCTACGTCGAGGAGTGGCTACACCGTCGGCGGGTGCCGGTGTCGTCGCTCGCGGCGTTGGTCGAGGGGCGCGAGTGACCCGGGACGGCGGACGGCTCAGCGAAGGCTCACACAGCGCGGCTGTGTTTGCACAGATCGTGCCAGGGGACAAACCAGGGACAACGGGAAGAACGATGCGCGTTCTAGACGGAACGGAGGTGGCGGACCAGATGCGAAGCCACGCCGATTGGCTCGCCGGCTGCTACGCGGTGCGGGTTCGCGAGTTCATGCAGGATCGCGACCTCTACCAGCCCGCGTTCGACGACGCGGGGATCGCGCGTAAGGCCGAGAGGCTTCGCGAGATCGTCGAGGCGTGGCAAGAGGTCGCCGATCTCGCCGAGGCCGAGGCTGACGGCTGGCGCGTGTCGGCGGAGGCGCTGGCGCGCGTGACTCCGCAGTACGAGCGCGAGGCGTTGCGGTCGTGACCGACGGGCACGACTGGGCCGTCGAGGACACGATCGCAGAGGACATGCTCGCGATCACCGACCACGGGATCGAGTGGCTGCGCCTGACGGACCCGCAGCGCGAGTGGCTGTCGATGCCCGACCGCTTCGCCCTCTGGCGCGGCGGCAACTCGATCGGCAAGTCGTGGGCGCAGGCGGCGGACATTGTGATGACGGCGCGGCTACGGCACGCATACCGGCGCGTCCCTTCGTCGCCCGTCACGCTCATGGTCGTCGGGTACTCCTGGGCGCAGATGGACCCGCTCCTCGACAAGCTCTGGGGGCTGCTGCCGAAGGACGAGATCGACCCGCGCTGTCGGTACGAGCCGGCGAACGGCATCCGGGGGCACAAGGAGCCGATCATCGAGTTCGTAGCCGGCCCCGGTCGCGGGAGTCAGATCCGGTTTGCGACCTACGAGCAGGGCGCCGGGCGCATCATGGGTATCCAGGTGCACGGCGTCTACCTCGACGAGCCGCCGCCGGCCGACGTGTATGGCGAGTGCATCCCGCGACTCAACGCCCACAACGGGTTCATGCGGATCACCTTCACGCCGACGCCAGAATCGCCGGACCTGGAGTACATGCGGAAGCTCATTGAGGACGGGCGCCTTACCGAGCTCCAGACCACGATCACCCCGGCCGCGGTCACGGTGCGCGGCGGGCTGTGCGACTGGCCCCGGATGTCGCCGAGCGAGATCGAGGCCGCGCTGGGTCAGTACCTCGAGGAGCAGCGGGCGATGCGGCGCGACGGGGCCTGGGAGCCGCTGGCGTCGGGACGCTGGATCACCACCTTCTCGGACGCCAACACCATTGACCACCAGCCCCCCGAGGGCGCGTGGCTCGTCGTCTCCATCGACCACGGGGCGAACGCGGGCAAGCAGGCCGCTGTGCTGTCGTGGTGGAGGGACCGCGACACGCCCTACCCGAGCGGCGGCTATCTCGATGAGGCCGTGTCGGACGGCTCGACCACCACCGACGACGACGCCGACGCCGTGCTTGCGATGCTGGCGCGCAACGGGCTGAGCTACGACGACGTGGACGGCTGGGTGGGGGACCGCACCACCGGCGAGAATCGCTACCTGATCTCGAAGTCGAACAAGGACCTCGTCGAGGCGATGGCGCGCAAGCTGCGCCGCCGGCCGGCCTCGATGCGCAAGATCGTGGTACCCCACAAGCAGGCCGGAAGCGTGCGCATGGGTTCGGCGCTTCTGAAGCGCGGATTCAAGGCGCGCCGCAATGACGGTCGGCCGATGTTGGTGGTACACCCGCGGTGCAAAGCGTTCGCGCACGCGTTACGCACCTTCAAGGGCGGAAGACAAGAGACCGTGAAGGACGTATTCGACGCGGGGCGTTACGGGGCGGAGTATGCTCTACGCGATGCGGGGCAGCCCGCGCTCATGTGGCAGGGGGTGATCGGATGACCACAGCGATAGTCCCGCCCCGTCCGCAGATGCCGACGGCCGCCGACGAGAAGCGCGCCGACCGCGGGATGACTCGCTACCTGATCCTCGTCGACGACTACGACGATCTCGCGACCGCCTACGTGGGCAGCCGCTACGCGTCGAAGGAGCTCGCCGCCGTCATTGGCGAGCCGGACACCGCCGCGAACATCCTCGCGAGCCTCGCGCGCCAGCTGACGACGCCAGGCCTTTACGGCGTCCGCCCCGAGGTGCGCGGCCCCGCGGGCTCCGAGGGCCTGATCGGCAACGCGGGCCACCTTGCCGCCGCCGGATGGCTGACCCGGATGCCGCACATCCAATACCTTGCGCTCGGGCTCGGCGACGCGTTCATCCGCTGGGATGCTCCCGCCGGCACGTCCGACCTACTCGCACGCACCGTGATGCCGTTCGACGTGTACCTCGAGGGTCCGCCCGACCGGCCCGACCACCCCCACCTGCTGATGGAGCGTCGGCCCCGCTGGATTGGCGCCGAGTGGGTGTGGTGCTGGGACGTCTACGACGTGCGCGCCGACCGCGAGCCCGCGTATCGCGTGGTGCGGTGCGAGCCCGGCCGCCCGGAGATCGACGGCGAGGTGACCCAGATCGGCGCCGCCGTGTGCGGGCGGGATGAGTCGTGGCTGCTCGGGATGGCAGGCGCACGCGTCGCGGCCGACTACCCCTTCCGTCGCGCGGACGGCTCGCCGCGCCTGCCCTTCTCGCGCTACCGCTGGTCAGATCAGGGCGCGCTTTGGAACGACCTCCAGATGCGCAGCGCCACCAAGGCTACGCTGTCGGCGATGTTCCTGTGGACGCTGGTCGGCCACGGCGCAAAGTCCCTCGCGATGGGCAAGTTCTACCTCGCGCACAACATCACGATGCCGGCGGATCAGGTCGTAGACCACAGGCAGATCGGCAACTCGACGACCCGCGTGGCGACGGTGAGCGTGCTCCCCGGGACGATGATCACGACCACGGCTACCGACGCCTCGCAACCCGCGCAGCTCATGGAGCTCGGCCCGTCGGGTGACGTCGTCTCGCTGCTGTCGGTCGCGACCTCCTATGAGCTGATGGCGGCGATGCGCTTCGGGCTTGCCCCGGGCGACCTCGGCCAGTCGGCCAACCCGACCTCGGCCGCCGCGCTGACGATCTCGGCCGCGGGCCGCCGGGCCGCTGCCGCACAATGCGAGGAGGTGTTCCGCGCAGCGGACATCGAGACGATCGCCTGCGCGGCGGACGTGCTCCGCTCTGCTGGCGTCGCGGACTACCCGAGCACCGGGTACACGATCGCCTATCACCAGATCGCCCGCACCCCCGAAGAGGACGCCGCCGAGCGCGAGGACATTGACTGGTCTGTCGCCAACGGCCAGATGGGGCCGATCGAGGCGTACCGCCGCCGGCACCCGGGCGTCGACGACGCGACCGCCCGCGCGGCGCTGAT